TGACTTTGCATTGTATAAAATAACTGCTGGTATTTTGCCAATCAGATTATCGGCAGTATCTATTATGGTTGGTTCGGTTCTATCATCTTTCATATACAAGGTATCTACTCTGTCTAAATACCAAACACGCATATATGTTCCACCATTCTTATCAACCTCTTCTCTAATTTTTAAATAATCCAAAGTATATTTACCATTTAATTCTCTTTTAAAATTCCAATCCAAAACATTTTCTGGGGTAATAATTGAAATATACGGTCTTATATCTTGTTCAATTTCTTCTGCTTGTGTATTTGTTGTTACCTTTGGTTTATCTAAAATTAAAAAACTATGTCCATAAATAGATGCATAATTTTGTGCTTGTTTTATTACTGCATTAAAGCTATTTCCATCAAGGTCAGCATCTTTTAAGAATGATTCTAAACTAGGTTCTTCTGCCATTGAACCAAAATTCCTTGATGGTTTCACTCTAAATAAAAAAGATGAATATATCTGTATTATATTTTTACAATGATTATCACAAGGTGTATTAGCCAATCTCTGATTAAATTCATTATCCAATTCTAAATTATATCTATTTAAATATTGACCAACCATATAATCGTAACCACCGTTATATGACCGAATATAATATTCCCATAAGCTAACAGATTCTTTATAATCTTTATGAGTATTTAATGCTTCATCTCTTGCGTACATTTTATCTATGCGTCCATCTTATTGGTTTATATGGTATATTTTGTGCTATTAATGGTTTAACAATTTCAATTAAATATCCGATGCTGTCATTCATATGATCGTAGCCTTCTTCTTTATCAGGAATATTTGTATTTTCCTTATATATTTGTCTTTGTAAACCTTTTATCATAATTTTGCAAGATGGCGAGATAAAAATATAACGCTTTCCATCTGCTGACTTTAATCTTGAATTTACTGCATTGATTCTATCTCTAATTGGACTATGTTTTAATTTACATTTCACATTAAAACCAGCATTTTGTAATATTGTTAAATCAGTTTTACCACCAGCAGAGGTTTTTCTTTGCCTACAAGCTGGGTCAGGATAAACAAATATTTTTTGTTTTGTTCCATATCTGTTTCGTATTTCCTCAACCATTTCATCTGTATTACTTGAATAAATAACTATTTCATCAACAAAATGAATTGTATCTTTTTGTAATTGAGCAACACAAGCACTCATTGGATCCACATTAAAATCAAGACCAATATGCAAAGGTTTAGACCAATCAATATTTTTTGGTTTAACATTATCAACAGCATGAAAATTATAATAAACAGCACCAGCATAATTTTCAAAACTACCCTCAAATTCTTGTCTAAATGTTCTTATATCAATATCTTGTTTAGCTTGTTCTATTTCTTCTAATGGTACCATTCCACCTTGTAATGTTGTAAATTGAAAACTATCCCACTCCTTATCTCTTTTGCCTTTTTCATACATTCGGTATGACCAATTACCAAAACCCTTTGGAGAACCACACATTAAAACATCTCCCATTGTGTCAGCAATAGATGCCCTTAATACCTCTGTCCATGCCTTTTCATCTATATCAGCAAACTCATCTAATATTAAAAAATCAATACCTACTCCACGCAAAGCATCATAATTTTCACAACCTTTTAAGGATATAGTACTTCCTGTTTTTTTAATCCTAATTGATAAATTGGTTTCATTAATAGATTCTATCCAATTAAAATTTGCTAACATTTGTTTTAATTTAGACCATACAATTTCTCTAGCCATTTTAAATGTTGGTGCAACATACCATATATTCTTTCGAACTTGGGTTGCATATTTCATCATTTCAGTAATACATAAATAGGTTTTACCAAATCTTCTGCCTGATACTAATACCCTAAATCTTTTATTACTTTTTGAAACTTTATGTTGGGGTTTTGTTAATGTTATTTTCACTTAAGCACCAATATTTAACTATATATTTTTGTTCGTCAAATTCTTTAGGTGCTTTTTGTACTAATGCAATAGTTTTTTCTGCACCTTTGGCTACACATTCTGAATAACTTAATAATTCTCTATCTGTTAATGGTGGATAACAAAAATTATTAACTAATGAGCATACTTGGTATAGTAAAATCCATTTCATCTATTTCCTTTTTTTGTAATATTTTCGATGCACTTGGATTCTCCAAGACCAATGAAAAATTGACCTTGCAACTTTGCCTATCTTTTCTACTATCCAGTCTATCATTTTTAATACTCATAATTACGGATATAACAACATATCCTTTGCTTCCTTTTGTAATTTTTTTATTTTATCATCTTTTGATGTTAATTCTATTTCTTTTAAATTTATTATGGCTTTTAATGTATCTATTTCTTTTTTCAATATTTTAATTTTAACTTCTAAATCGTTATCACCTTTATGTTTAATTTCATTTTCAAATGTTTTATCCTCAGCTAATACTTTTATAACATCTACTTTGTTCATTTTAATATCAAAGCTTTAATAGACTTTTCGCCCATATAAATTTCTGTTTCAGCTTTACCACGATAACATTTATAAGTTACTGATTCTGAATAAGTTCTTTCAGCTTCACGCTTACCTCTTAAACACATAGCCATATTATCTTGTATTCTATGCTCTTTAATTTCTCCATTAACAAACATTAATAATGCTATAACTGATTCAATCATTGTGAACTACCATTCGTATATTTAATTTCTCTGTTAGCATCTTTTAATTTTTCAATATCTTCCAATACCTTATCCATTTGTTTTCTTAAAAATTCTATATTAACTTTATTTAATGCCATTTCCTCAATATGTTTATTTAACTTATCTGTGGTCTTATATAAATCCTCAATCATCATAAATTGTTCTGAATCTGCTGGTAATGAACCTAATTGTCCTCTTGGCCATTTAATTCTAAATTCTGTATTTTCTTCTAAATCTTTTTCCATTAATTGTAATCTTGTATCTGTAATATTTAACCTTTCAACCATTTGAAAATAACCCATTGTTCCTAATGCAACTATTACAATTAAACTAGCAACTGTTTTCATTGGCATAGATACTTTTGCTTCTTCTGATATTTTTAATGCCATTATATTTTAAACCCCTTTCTCCAAGATTTAATCGCCCAATAAACAGGTTTTAAACTTTTTTGCCCTGATACTTTTCTCAATATAGCACCATGCCTAGCTAAAAATGACCTTTGCCTTGCTGGATTATTTTTTTTAATTGACATATTAGGATCACCAAAACGAACTTTTTTAATATTGCCTGTTGCCCTATTTCTAACATACACAGCAAATTTCTTTCTTTGACCTGATGTTCTAAAAGGTTTATTTAATTTAACTGTTCTACCTCTATATTTTGCCATGCATTGTAATTATCATATATTATTTACAAATACACCCATAAAAATCGCCACTACCATCTTTCATTACATGCACATTATAAGGGGCTTCATAATAAATTGTTAAATGTAATCTTAAAATATCACATAAATCGAAACAATTTATATCTGACATAATTTCAATATCTTTCATCATTTCTTTTGTTACAGAAACTAAACTATAAATACCATCATTTAACAAAATTAAATCCATTATCTTTTAAAATGTCTTTGTCGCCATTTATTGCATACATAGGTATCTCTAACACCCCTTGTCCTATAAATACCACAAAACATATTTTTTTGTGAAAACATTCCACAATTTCCGCATGAGCCTCTTCCTGTTGATTGTCTATAATCCTGTGGCATTTGATATGGTATAAATTCTCCATTTGGATAAAACATAGACCTTTTATTCATTTACCTTGACCCCTGTATTTTTTCCACGAACGCCGACGGGATTTATTCATTTTTGCTTTGCTAGGATTACGACCAATATTTGTTTTATGAAATACAGGTTCATGGGGTATAACCTTACCATATAAACTACCTTTTTTTTTTGCCATCTTTTATTTCTTCTGCTTTTGCATCAATTATTAATGGTAATGGCTCATTAAAATTAGTTTGTTCAATTTTATCCCTTTGATCTAAATGTTGTTTTCCTAACCATATTTGCATAGCTACATTACCACCTAATGCTTTCTCAAATTGAGCACGCCTTAAACTAATTCTGCCCATCTCACGCCCCTTTTTTATTAGGTGGACATAATTCCTTTGTAATGTCTTTGTTGAAACCTCACAAAATTCTGCAATTTCTTCATAAGTGCAATGTAATTGTGCTAATTTCTTTATTGCTTCGCTATCTACTTTTTTAAGTGGTCGTGCCATTATGTCCTTTTTGTGTTAATTAATATATAAAAAGGTAGCTGTCAATCTTCGGTTACTTGCTGATTTTTTGAAATGTTTTGTTAAATTAGAATTGTCGCCTTTAATATGTGATAATTTTCTTTTTATTACCCAATTTTTACTCCTATTTCTTGAATATATCATTGATGGTTGTGATGTTACTGAATAATATCTATAACCTAATTTAGTGAAATATTTACCACAAAATTCACTTATCCTATTACCTAATCCAATGCCTTGATAATCTGGTAAAGTGACTATTCTATGTTCTCTTTTAGCTTTTTTTATATGTGGGTGTGGAAATTGTAAAACTGCCCCAAATGCAACAGGCTTATTCCATATATATCCAATAAAACATTTTGATGCACGGTGTATATTAGTATTCAAATAATGATAGTTTCTAAACATTCCCCATGAGTCAACGCTTGTTGGATATATTTTGAAGTCAATTTCTGGTCGCTTGGCTGACCCCCTAGTTAATTTGTTTGTATTTACATCAAATATCCAATCAGGTTGCAACCAATCAACAATATCATAATGGCATGAAACGGCTACAAATTGCTTTTTTGTTTTCCTAATAAATTTTTGAACACAATGACTACCAATTTTAGCTACATCTCTATCCACAACAGAAGTAAATTCATCAAAGCATACCATATCTTTATTTTGTAATAATGCCCTTACTATATCCACTCTAAATTGTTGTCCTGTTGATAATGCTGAATAAGGTAATAACCACAAAGGCGGACTAGCAAAACCAACACTTGCTAAACATTTTGAAATTTCTTTTATGGATATATTTTTTGGAAATTCATTTATAAATGCTGAATTATTATCCCATTTAAAAGACCTAATATAATTATCTCTAAATAATTGTTTAGCTAGGCTTGTTTTACCACTACCAGATGTTCCTACAATTAAACCAACTTGCCAATCAAAATTTAAATCAATATTAAAATCAAATTCCTTTTTAAGTTTTTTTTCAGGAACTAAATCATATATGCCACATATTTGTTCTGTTCTAAATGTTGGCTTATATTCTGTTTCTTTTAGAAATTTAACACTCGACAAGTTAATCCTCTTTCAGATAATTCATTATATAATTCTTGTTGTTTTTCTTCAGATTCACATTCAATTATAACTTCACATTTATTTGGTATATTTATTTCTGAACTATCTTCCAATGCTTCTTTATCAGATAAATATTTATCTAATTCTAATTTATCAAATCCTGTTAAATCTAAATCAAAACTTTCATCTTTTAATATATTTAATTCAGATATTAATAAATCTTCATTCCATTTAGTTTCTTGTCCTGACCGATTATCCATTATTCTATATGCTATTGCTTTATTCTTTTCAAAATCCTTTTTAATAACAAATGCTGTTTTTTTATGTAATTCTTTTAATGCTTTCCACCTTGTATGACCAACAACAATATAATTATCTTGGTCTATAACTATTGGTTGATTATTACCAAATTCTGAAATACTATTACGGACTTTTTTTACTGCATCAGCAGATATTTCTCTTGGATTATTTTTATATGGTTTAATTAGATTAATATCTATTTCTTCAATCTTCATATAGGTATTTTTTCCATTTTAACTATTACACCTTTTGGAAAAACATTTCTATCACTAAATAATTCATCATTTTCTTCATATGTTCCAAATGTTCTTACACATTTTTTATCTTTTTGAAACAAATAAGCATGTGTTACCATTACACTAGGTTTCATTCCTAAAAAATCAAAGCTAGTACAATGTCCTGCATCGCCTAAAATATCTAACCATGTAATTTTATAGAAATAATATTTCTTTTTTTTAATAATGGCAAATTTATATTGTGCTTTTTTTCTTTTCATTGTTTTGTTTCAACCTCTGATTCAATTACTGCTTGATATATTTGTAATTGTGCTTTCAACCTACGATTTTCCAATGCTAAAGCAATTATTCTTCTCCTTGCATATTTAAATATTCTTAATATTGCTTTCATTCAACATTATGTATTATATGGTCTTTGTCATACCTATCTATTTTATACTCTTTTCCATCTTTTTTGAAGTAATCAAATCTGTCCTCGCTATGCCTAAAATCAAACCCTAATTTTTCCATTTTTTGACGTAAATTAACAGGCGATTCCTGTTTTATTTGATCAATTTCTTCCATTTCCCATCTTTTTTGACTTAACCATGTGCTAAAATGTGGCACAAATTTGTCCTCAATACCTTGCATTTGTTTATTATATATATCAATAATTGTTTCTTTTTTTGGCATATCATTACAAACTTTTGTAAATGTTTGGTATGCTTTCCATTTGGAACCTCGTTTAATAATTAAACCTTTCCAAAGTTCCTCAAAAATTGAGCTATATTTATTATTAGGTATAGGTTTAGGTATAGGTATAGGTGTCATTGTTTTGCCATTGGCAGACCATTTAGCATCAGCACCTTTTTTACCAGCATATGATTTTCTTTGATATTTAGCTGTTAAATATTCGTGTTCTCCCTTTAATCTTTTTTGAGTCCAAGTAAAATTTTCTTTATCAAATATAAAAAATTCTCTTAAAATATCATCAACTGTATATTCGCATTCAGCACTTGTACATTGGCATATTCTTCTTGCAGATTCAGTTGTAAATGGTTTTGTATTTTTTGTCCAAGCAAAGCATAATAATCTAATATAAATACCTACCTGTTCATTTGTTAAATGTACTGTTTCTGCAATAAATGTATCAGTAAATAATTGCAAAGCATGAAATTTATTAGTTTCCATATTACCTCGCTATAAATTGTGCAACAAAAAATTGCCAAGGTTCTGCCTGTGTTGGTTTCCATACCTTTGGAACTCCATACCATTTTTGCTTATTAGCAATATCATACATAATATCATTAAATTGTTTTTCAGATATTTGTTGGTCATTTTCGTTAAAATATAATGACTCAGAATTAATCATAAAATTAACTGTTTTTTTAGGTACAATTTTTTTTATGCTATCCTCAACAATAGATTCCATATTTTGTATATCCTCTATTTTTACCATTTCTTTATTTTTCATAAAATAAATAACTCCTTTCTAATTGATTTAGTTTTATGTTTGTTTTTATTAAAAGCTGTTTTTCAGTACCAAATTTTTCTTCAAACAACTTTTTATTAAGATGTATTGATTCATTACCCATATTATGATGTCTTGGACATAAAGGAATTGTATCTTGGTGGTCAGGTCTTAAAGATAATCCTGTATGTTTTCTAATATGGTGTATTACTACATTATTTGAACCACAAGCAACACAACCTAATTCTTTTAATTTGTTAAATCTAATCCTGTCGGACTTTTTCATATAAATAAGTTATTTTTCCATCATGAATATAATATCCATTAAGAATTTTCTTTGGCTTTTTCTTCAAGATATTTTTCATATTCTTTTTGGATTTCTTCTTCTTTTCCATATGTGTTTTCATAAGCTAATTCTTTATTTAATTTAAATTCTAAATAACTAATTATCCTCGATTTTTTCTTTAATTGTTTCACAATGACTAATTATATTATTAACTTCATTTAAAACTTCTGCTTTTCTGAAAGTATCTTTATTAGCATCTGAAATATCAATTAATTGATTTAATCTAATCATTCTTAAAAGTCGTTTAAATGCTCTTCTAACATGCATATCCGACATATCAGAAACCATAATCCATTGGTTTTTAGATTTTGAAAAATAATATTCTTCTGGTGTAGCTTGTTGTGTTTCGTCAGTTTTAGGTATATCTAAAAAATTTTCATTACTCATAATAATTTCTCCTGATTAGGATTTTTAGGTTTAAACGGTTTCCAATCAAAGTCTATAAGTTTATATTTTTTACCATTAAATTTTGATATAAAACTTTCATTGGTAATTTGTTTTGCCTTTTTTAATTTATCATATGGTATAAACATATATTCTTTTCCGTGTGTAATACCTAATGATTCTTTTTTTCTTAAACATTTTTTGTAAATATAATCTCTTATACTTACTTTACCGAGCCAAATTTTATCAACCTGAACTTTTATCATTTTGTACTTCCATTTCTTTAGTTAAAATTAATGGTTCTAATTTATCATTTTCAAATGCTTGGTCAGATTCATAACCATCAATATAAAAATATAAAATTGATACTTTTAAATGTTTTGCTACTTGTTTTAAATTATAACAAGTAATTGCATTAGTACCTTTTTCATATTTTTGTATTTGTTGAAATGTAACTCCTAATTTATTTGCCAACCAAGATTGAGTTTTTTTAAGTTCCAACCTTTTTGTTTTTATTTTTACTCCAATAGAATTATTGAAGATTTTTTTATCTTCTTGCATTGTTGCTCCTATGATTGATTGTGCATGGGGAGAAATCGGTTAAACTCCCCATACATTTTTTAACTAGAAAGGGAGAGATGTATGATTCGCTAAAAGAATTTAAGAAACACCCCTCAATTTTTTTATTATCCGATTTAACCATTAACTGCAATTTAAATCGACTAAACTAAAAGTATATGCGAATTAATTTACCATTTGATTTGATATTTATAAAAACAATGGTTTTTTATTGTTTTATAAGGTTTTCATTGAAAAACCTTATTTTTAAAGGATTTTTAACTATTTAGATATTTATAGTATTTCGTATAAATACCTATGTCTTACGAAAACATAAATTTACAAATTTTGGTTTTGGAATTTAATTCCTTGCAGAAAAAAACCAATGGAGTTTTCCCAATAGGTTTTGTAAATTTGTCACTTTTCGCTAAAACTTTAAAATCGGTTTTAGTTGGTATTTTATATACCGTAAAAAGATTATTGGAGTCCAAATCCGTAATTTTTAGTAGTTTGGGTAGGTATTAGATAATCCATATAGGATTAATCCCTTAACCAAAACCGTCAATTCAGCAATGGTAAACGGCAAGCGCTTTAGATTAGTTTCTTTAGCCGTATAAATTTTCCTTTCCTAGTTTCTATAACCTTTAGCAAGTTATACTGATGATGTTAGCTAATAAACCAACACGAAAAACTAGAGAGGTATGTATGATACAACCAATAAGCAACAATAATGTTATCTTAAAAGCTGGAGATTATTGCTTTTATGTCGGCAATGGTAAAACATATGATTTGTTTGACAAAGGCGAATTTCTTCAAATTAAAGAAGTATTTGATAACGGAGTTGTTAATGTTGATAATGGTACAAATATTTTTACAAATATTTATGCTAATCAATTGGATAAAGTTCATGAGAAAACTTTATTTGTTATTAAAACATTAGCAAATAGTATGAAATATAGTAGAAAAAAAAATAACTAAAGCCGAAACCAGCGATTTATTCGCTGGTCTATCTATTGTGATGAATAGATACTGATGATGGCAGTCCCATTAATTTTAACTAGGAGGAAAATCATGAAAAAAGGTCATGATATAAAAAAAATGGTAGAAAAAATTAACAATGATGTTCAATATAAAAAGGATTATATTGTTGATTTACATTCTACTTCAATTAAACCACATGCTAATGTTAATGAAATGTTTCCAAATATATGGGCATTTTCTAACAAAGGGCATCAATTAACCGACCATTCATTAGGTCAGTTATGTGGTAGATTGGATATAGGCAGAACTTACATAAGTAAATGTTTGCCTGTTAGCCAAGAACTTGTTGCTCATAACTTAAATTTTTGGATTAATAAAAACAAAAATAGAAAGTTAATGATTAGAACAAGAGAAGATGGCACCAATGATACGGCAAGAGCAATTATGTCAGATAGATATAAAAGAATAGATAATGACGTAGTTGTTAACCATAGCTTAAACAAGTTAATGGATATGAATGCTGATTTAAAATATGCTCATTATGATGGGGATTATTTGAATATTACAGCAGTTACACCTAAACTTGAAGGCGAGGTTGAAAAAGATGATATAGTTCAAGGTGGTATTACTATTACCAATTCAGAAGTTGGTGGTGGTAGTTTAATTATCCAACCATTTATTTACAGATTAGTTTGTACTAATGGTATGGTAGCACCTAGATACTTAAATCGTTTTTATGCTAGGCATGTTGGTAAAATAGTAATTGATGCAGAAAAAGACGACCAATGGGTTACTATTATTGACAATATGAAAAAACAAATTGAGTTGGTAAGTAATTCTGAATTGTTTCAGGAAAACTTACAGAAATTAAAAGATGCTACCAAGCAATCTATTAATTCACATCAAATTGTTCAATTAGCAAAAAGACAAGGCGTATCTGATTCGGAAAAGGCTCAAATTTTTGAAAGATTAGGTAAATATGTTGGAGATACATTTACCACTTCAAAATATGAGTTAGCTAATGCAATAACTAATTTAGCTAATGATGAGGATAAAACAGATGATAGAGCAAGGTTCTTACAAGAACTTGGTGGCTTAATTATCTTTGCTAATAATCCAATGGCGGTTAGAGTTTAATATGGAGAAAGAAAAAAAACAATATCTAGGAATAATTTTTATAGGTATGGGTACTTCATATTATTTAGGTGATATTGGAGAAGATGAAGGAAAGGTTGCAATTACTTGTGCAAAAATATGCAGACAAGATTGGGGTCATTTATTTAAAATAAAAAAAAGTGATGCTCAACCTGTTAATATTTTTGATGCAACAAATACAAATGGTAATTGGTCTTTTTATGGTGGTATTGTTAGAGATAGAGATACAGAAAAACCATTAACAAGATTAAAAACTATATATGCAACAAGTAATTAATTGACGAAACAAGGGGATCTAATTCCCCTTGTCTATTTAGGGTTGTTCCTAAATACTGATGAGTCAGCTACTCAAAAAAACTAGAAAGGGGCTTTATGCTTATTTTTGGTAAAACACCAAAAGATTGGAAACAATTAATTGGTATAAAAAGCTTATATTATAGAACTGAAATAGTTATCTTTTGTATAGGATTTATTTTAGGAATATTAATATGAGTTGGAAAGACAAAAGGATTATTGCAATGAATCGTATTATTAAAAATACAGGTTGCAGTACTCTTTCTTATTTAGATGAATATAATTCCATTCTTTCATCTAAAGCTAAAAATAAAATGGAATATAAGCTAGAAAGGAAAAATGAAGAAAATAATGTACCTGTTAGTCCTAGGCGTTTGCCTGACTAATTGTTCGTATAAACCAGTTATTGACACAGCTGGACGAAGTGGTACTTTTAATTCGGACAAAGCAACAGAAATTACTAATGATTTGCAACATTGTAAAATGGTGGCAGATACAAATAGTTCTTTTTGGGGTGGTATTGTTTTTTGGATTGAAAGTCCTACGGCAGATACGCAACATGAATCTATATATAGAAAATGTTTAATTAATCGTGGACATTCGGTTTTAAACTAGAAAGGCATATATGGATAAAGTAACAAAAACCAATTTTATGGTTAAAGGTATGGTGGAGTCATTTAATAAAAATGCCAATGCTAAACTTTTAAATCAAATTATTGGTATCAAGTTTAAGAATATTAGACTTGATAATAAAATAACTGCTGAAGCAGTAGTTCAAGACAATCCTAAATATTTCAATTCAATTTTTGATTTATATAGGTTTGAATCTGGAGTAAAAACTGATTTAGCTAGAGTATTTGCTTTATCAAATTATTATAATTATGATTTGAATATACTTTGGCGACAATTCAGTTGGAAAGGTAAAAAATGTGGAAAAAATACCCACTAAAAAATGGCATAATATTAAGCTATAATGATGATAAGCATATGTATTATGTTAATGATAAAAAGGTAGAATCGGTTACAGGAATTTGTGGTCGAGGTATACCTAAACCTCAATTAACTAATTGGTTAGTTAATACACCTTTGAATGAAGTTAAAAGGTTAATTAATGAAAAATTAGACTTGGGGGAGCCAATAGATAGAGCAGTATTAGAAAGAATATTTGCATCTGCTAAAAAAAAACCTGATACATTTAAAGATGAGGGTGCTTTGGTAGGTTCAGTTGTTCATGGTCTAATTGAGGACTATCTAAAAGGCAAAGAAAT